CACTACCACCATCACTAGCTCCATCTGCTATTGTACTTGTATGAGTATCAGCATTTGTCGTTATAGCTTCTGTGCCAAACCCTAGTGCTTCACCAATCAATTCAAGGTTGGTATTTGTTATTGTTCCCCATGTACCACTGGCATCACCAGTAGCCATTTCATTAAGTCTAAGATTATTTACATAAGTTGAAGCCATATCAATCTATCCTTATTATTCCTGAGGTTCCTGCAGCTGGTAAAACTATTTGAAATGTACCACCAGCTACTGTAAAGTCTCCACCAAACGCCAATACTGCTATTGCTTTATCAGCATTTGTATCATTATAAATTAAAGCACCATTAGCAGTAAAACTAGCAGAAGTCCATGTAGGGTCAGCAAAATCAAAACAAACTGTTGTGCCATGAGTTGTTATTGCTTTACTTCCTAATGTTTCACCACCAGCAGTATATCCAGTTCCACTTATTTCATTTGATGTTGAGTAAGCAGTTGTGCCTTCGCCTAAACTCGCTGAACTTGTATATAATGCTATTTTGAGTGTGTCTGCAATTAAATCATGTTGTTCATCTAATATTTCAGCCTTAAAAGATGTACACATTGCTTGTGATATTGACATTTATTTTCTCCTTATATTCCTGCGTTATACTCTGCTGTGTAATTTCTTGCCATCTCTTGTTGAAACAATGCTATAGCTTCATCAAACTGAGCTTTGTACAATGATAGCGTTTCTGAAGCCTTTAGGAAAGCACTAGTTTCATAAAGTGCTGCAGCCAGTAAGACATTCTCTGCATTATCGCCTATCCAAGTTGTAGTATTGCTGGAGGATAATCCACTAACTGGGGCAACAAAATCAACTTGGTAGGCTAAAGTTGCACTGGGGGTAGGTGCGACTGTAAATATAATACCACTAGTTGTGGCATTTTTTGTACTGTACATTTCTGGGGTAGACGTTGTGCTTGTATTAGGATGAAAGTCTCTTAAATAACTATCTATTCTATGATTTAAAAAAGATATATTACTACTACTATCAGTTATAGAAACCTGTCTTATCATCCTAGCGTTAGCGACTGTATAATCAAATGTGCCTACTACAAAGTTTGCAGTTGCCACTTGTCTAAAGCAAGGCAGACTAGGCAACCTTTGAAATATCATTTCTTCTGCTTGTGCTATAATATCATTGATAGAATTAGATAACTCTGTACTATCATCTTCCATAAAGTTTTGTATCTGTGAAACTAAGCTAGAATAATTCATTTATTGACCCCATGTACTTTCACCCCAGTCACCACCACTCCAACCTAATTCAGATATAGTAATACTTACTGAACCAATTGCTCCTGTTCCAGCCAAGCCAGTTTCTGTAAGAGATACTGTAGGTACTTCAGTGCCAATAGCTCCAGTTCCAGCTAAACCTGTTTCAGTTAATGAAATTTTAACATTTGTACCATCTGTAACTCCAATACCACCTAAAGTAATAGTTGCACCTACTCCAGTTACATTCTGTATGCCAGTAGGCACAGCAGTACCTATTGCACCAGTTCCAACAACTCCAGTTTCTGTTAAGGTTGATTTAAAGTTAAGAGTTCCTAATGCTCCAGTAGCATTGACACCTGTTACATCTTGGGAGTGATCAAGTCTTATTGTAAATGTGCCTATAGAAGCTAAACCTTTGACACCAATACCTTTTTGTGCGTTTTGAATTTTACTTGCAAAAATATCTGTATTAAATCCTACAAAAAAACTAACATTTTCTGGATCATTGTCTGGTCTTGGTTGAAATAATGCAGTCGCATCTATTACATTTTTGGCTGGTGTTAGTTGTGGATGCTTGGGATCAAACTCACTGGGTTCAACTCTAAGGTTATCATAGGTCGTTTTTAATTCTGTATAGTCAACCTTAAAGCCACTTATGTCGCTTATTGCCTTTGATTTTTTCCCAGTTGCGTATCTTGCCATTAGATTATATTCAATGCTGTTGGTTGTACTCTTAGACTTACGCCATCATTATCGCTTTGTGCTGCAAAACTAAATGATCTTTCATACATCTCATTTAATAATTGAAACTTTTCTGGTGCATATTTCATAGCTAACTTTGCAGATAACCCAGCACATATGGTATCACTCCATCTGTAAGGTATATCTGTGTCTTGATTTGATGCAGTTATGTCCTCTTGTTGGTTCATTGCCCAATAATTTAATGAATATGTAGATGTATTAGGAACACTCCAAAAATAAATTACTGGCGTATATTGCCTATCAATCATGTATTGACTAGGTTTTCCAGCGTTATCTTTATCAGGTATTTGATTATATTCTTGTATAGTAATTCTATTTATTATTTGATCTACGCCTGAACTACTATCTCTTATGACTGCATCTAATATATCTATAGTGCCAACTGGCAAAGTATAATTAGTAGTACCATTAACAAGTGTCAAAGTGTTTTGCGTTACAGTCCAATAATTTATACCTCTGTTTGCAAATTCTGAAAATAATAAATTTATACTTCTTCGTGCAGACCTAGCATGATCTCCAGTTCTAGTTTGGGGATCGATGCCACATCTCTCGAATGATTCAGTTATTATCTCCTCAACATTAGGTCTAAATGCAACTGTTCCAGATGTTGCCATGTTTCACCTTAATATTTCTTCTTCATCGTTAAAACAACTTGATACGAATCACCACTGCCTGCTCCAGTTGTGGTAAAGAATATATCACCAGTTGGATTTGTGCCAGTTTGTTTAGTGTTTGGTAAACCACCAATTTCTGTATAGTCTACCTCACCACTTTGACCCTCATCAAGATTTAACATTATAATATCAGTATCAGCGTCAGCTAAAACCCTTACAGTCATGCCTTTAACAACCCAAGTACATTTTAGTATTTTTACTCCAGTACATGGACTGCCATTGGCATTAGCTTGTAATGTTGAAACATCTACCTTTTTAACTGCAGATTCATCTCCTGTATCTACATACTGATATTGGAATGCCATAACAATTTGACGAGTATTTTCAGAAAGTATAGTGCTTGATGTTATATCTGCCAAATTAATCTCCTAATATAGTGGGTGAAAACTTAATCTCACCCAAATTAAATTATGCAATCTGCACATACTCAATGATGAAAGTAAATGATCCAGCAGTTGTAGCATCAACTGTATTAGTGATATTACAAAAAATAGTTCTTTCAGCAGAGGTGTATTGTGCAGAAACTGGGGCAGTTGTCGCACTTTGTGTTGTTGCAACAAGTGTAGTTGTTGTTACGTTTCCTACAACAACAGTAGTTCCACCATCAAGAATTTCATCAGTTACTGCGGCAACAATTTGTGCACCAGAACTAGATGTGCCTACTTCATATCCAATATCACCAGTTCCAATAACTGGAGCAGTGGCACAAAATATTTTTATGTCTGTAATTATTGTGTTAGCTGGTTGAGTAAACTGACCAATAGCTGGACTATCTCCAGCAGTAGTATTTACAGTCACACCAGTTGCAAAGCCAACATGCTTTACATATTTGTTTGTTACAATACCAGTTGAAGCAATAGTAGCAACGTCAGTAAATGCACCAGTTGTAGTATTTTTAGAAACAACTTTAAAACCATTTTCAGACCTGACTGGTCCAGTAAATGTAGTATTAGCCATGTCAATCTCCTTGTCTTGGCAAATGTCTGCTTTCGCAGTCAAGGGTTATGTTTAGGAGAGGAGTTATCCCCTCTCCCATCTTAATTTTTATGCGGCACCTTCTGTACCAAAAAGACCACGCCAATCAGTAAAACCAAAAGAATATCTTTCTCTTACCTTATAACGTACATTTCCAGTCTCAAAGTCTCCTTCCATCCCTCTCTTCATAGGACTTCTTTGAAACATTTTAAGACCATCTGGAACATCTGTCTTAATGAAGAATGCATCACTGTCAGTTAACCTTCTCATAATGTGGTATCCTTGAGGTAAGTATCCACCATTTCTGATAGCGTTAATGTCATTGTCTGCAGTTCCTGTTCTCAACTGACTTTCAAGTAATCTTTCAGCTACGAAAGTATACGCAGTTGGGATGATTAACATCTGCCCTTGTGCGGCGATCCTAAGACCACGATCATCTTTCATGTCTGCAATCTGTATCAAAAGTGACTCTAATGAGGTTTCTGATAAGTCTGCTGCAGTAGCTAAAGTGTTACTTTGATTACCATTTTGAGTTGGGTGTGATGTATTCAATAATGATACGCCATCACCTCCAGTGGTGCTTGTTGCGTTATTTAAAACATTTGCTGCTTTGATCTCTTTGGTTGTTGCCATTGATCTAGCTAATGCTTTGGTATAACGAGATGCGATTGATCCATAAAGTCCATCTTCTTCAGCTTCTTCAGTAATTGAGAAAGCCAAAGCAATAGTTTCATGCTGATATCTTGCAGTAAACTGTTGTGATGCCTTATCGTAAGATACTCCTGCACCTTCATCTTTAGTTGGAGCTGCCCCAAACCCTGTCAACAATACATCTTCTTCAAATGCTTTTTGTGATGTGTTGCTTTCAAAGACTGCCTGATATTCAGGGGGGTAACTATCATATTCTAAGCCGAACAAGGTATTCAAACCTGGCTCAAGCATTTTCGCAAATTGTGCTCTATTCATTGCCATTGTTTAAATCTCCCTATATTCCAGCACTATCTTTGAGCAAGTGCTCATTGATAAGAACTTCCATTATTGCGTTAGTACCAAAGGCATTGTCTGGTGCTTCAAATAAACCAAGAATTTTGCAAGTAGCTGTTCCTGCTGCCATAGTTCCTGATATTTCAAATCCTGACTGACCAGTGGTAGTTGATCCTGCTCCAGCAACAATATCAGCACAGTTACCTATATTGGTTTGTGCTGGTGTTCCTGCAGATTGTGCTTTAAACACAGTATATGGATCATCATAAACATATGCTATAATATCAGTAGCAACTGTTCCTGACGGCCAGTATTGTGAATAAACATAAGAGCCATCTGCTGCAGTATAGGAAACTCCACCAAAAACGCCTATATTATTAACTTCTGTAGCTGTATGAGGTGTTAAAACACCACCACTTGTGATGATAACTACATCTCCTGTAAAGATGTTTTCTGCTAATCCAGAGGTTATAGTATATTTGTTTGCACGAGAGTAACCATTACCACTAAGATGACGTACGGGTATTAACCCAAAAGCGGCGTCTACGTTTGCCATTTTATCTTCTCCTAGTTAATAATTAATCTTCCATGACAGACACTTGTCTGCCACCACTGACTGAACTTTTTCTTTCTTGAAAGATTGGTTGTCCAGTTTTTTGACCTAATGCATCTAAGTCTCCAGCTAGTGATTCATTCTGCTCAACGCTTTTATTGTTATAGTAAGCCTTCATAGCTCTATGTTTATCAATTGGCATTTCGCAAAGCATCATACCTTCAACTCCTATACATCCTTCCCACTTTCCATGATTAATAGTTGGAAACAACTTACTCTTCACAGTACTCATAGGACGCGGTTCCCACCCTTCACGCATTCTTTTATATACGTTATCAGGTGTGTCCTTCCCCTGGATCGAGGTAGCTACCCATCGTTGTACATATCCTGGTCTCGGTTCAGGTGCATCTAACAATGCTGGTGGTGTCCAGTTTGTCTGAGGTCTTGACCCCTCATCTCGAACACTCGTGCGGGTTTCTTCTGCTCTTACATTTCTATTCTCAGCCATGATTAACTCCTTTGACTTTTCTGTATTTCAGAAGCATATTTTTTCAAACTAGCTTCATCATTAATTCCAAGTTCTCTCGCCATTCGTAACTGATCCTGTGTCATGCGAACCCTATTACCTTTGTATGGAGAGCCACCCGTAGTTGGTGCTACTGTCTTTCTACTCTTTACTCTCGTACTTTGGTCGTTACTTGATACTAACTCGGGAAACATTCTTTGTAAACGACTATTTAAAAGATTATAATAATCATCTGACTGCTTATCATGCCCTTCTAAATCAAGTTGTACGTCTATAGCTCTTGCTGCAGCCGTTTCCCTTTCGTAACCTTTTGCGTTAAACCAATTGTTTTTTTGCCACCATTGCATTGCTTTCTCTGGTGCTGGATTGACTGACGCTTGTTGTGCTCTGCCAACTGTAGGTGACGCTGTTTGTTGTTGCACTTGCATTTGTCTTTGCAATTCATTGACTTTTATGGTTGCTCTCATATCAGCCAATTGTTCTTGAAAGCTAATTTGTGCTTGAGTGTCACCTTCTTCAACAGCCTTAGTCAGTGCTTGTCTTGTCAAATCATATTGTTGTTGAAATTGGTTTTGTGCTTGTGTTGTTTGTTGTTGAACATTATTTCTTTCAAGGCGTTCTAACCTAGCTTTTAATTGTGCAGTTTCTTCTTGATACTTTTTGGCTTCAAGTTCTGCTTGTCTGCGTTGTTCTGTTATTTTATTTATTCTTGTTTGAACTGCACGACTGTGTTCTTCGTCTGATAATTTTTTTGGTTTATCTTCAATTTGCTGTTCAGTTTCTTGTGGTTTTGGTTCTTCAGCTATCTCGATTTCAAAATTTTCTTCACTAGCTTTTCGCTTAGTGTCCTCAATTTCTTTTTCAATTTCTTCTATTGGATTTGAATTTTCATTCATGGTTGCGTTCTCCATGCTATTCGCAGTTATAGATATGCAGTTACTTCTACACCCTCTGGCAAGATAGATGTTATCTCGTCATCGTTTAGTAAAAGAAACCTTACACCATTTATTACTAGTTTTTGACCAGCATACTTTCCATAGGTAACCTTATCGCCAACTTTAGGCTTATTAGATATTTTCCAGCCTTCGCCAGTACCTCTTTCTCTGTATGCAAGTTCACCAACTTTTGCAACTTGACCATGAGCAGTAAGATATGCTTCATTTTCTTTAGCCTTAGTAGGTAACAATATGCCACCTTTTGTTTGTTGCTTGATTTGGTTTGGTTGTATCAATATTTTCCAACCCATAGGTATTGGTAATTGATGTTGTCCAATTGTTGATTTAGACTCTTCATCGGTATAGAGTTTAGCGACTTCATGTTGATGAGACATGGTTTATTCATCTCCTTCGTCTAACTTAGTTAAGGTTTCGTCAATAGTCACACACGCTTCTTCAAGACCTTGTGCTATACCAACGTCTTTTTGATATGAATGAAAGTCTGTTTCTCTACCTTCAATCATCTTCTCGGCTATCGCCGATTTCTTCTGTCTTAGATTTTGCTTTATCTTCTTCAGGAGTTCTATTGTGTTCATCTAGCTTTACCTCTCCTGTTAATGATACGCCAGTCACAAAGACTTGTACGTCTTTATTTTCCACTTTTTTTAGTTCCTTTTTTCTTTTTATTATTTTTAGTTTTCTTTTTAGAAACAGTCTTTTTATTGCCATGATACATATTATTTCTCCCTTTAGAGATTAAAGATGAAAATTGTGTTCTGTTCATAGAATTACAATAGCCAATAAAAATTTAAAAGACAATTTCTATTTTTTTGTATCTACAATAGTTTCTGCTAAAGCACTTTCACTATAAACATAGCCTACAGATTGTTTGATTACCTTGCCATATTCGATTTCATTGACTGCCTTTGGGCAATCCTCGAATATTAATTCATCGTCAGATGGTTTTGCAGGCGTTTTAAGTGCTTCTTTACAAGCTCTATAATACTCATAATTAGGCATAACTCTTTCCTATTTATAAAATATATGATC